TTACGAATCTGGTATTATTGATGCTTTTACGACCTGATCATGACTGAACAGCAACTGTATAAAATCTGGCAACAATTCACTTCTGGATGGGAAGTTATTCATCGCAAACTGACCAAAGAACAGTGTGATGTCATTTTGAATGAATGTGTTGCCAATGGTGAAAATCCAAACGATCTAAAAGCAACTCCAGATCATGATGATTGAGTTTCCCCATCGTCCACCGAACGGAATGCACTATGAGCAGACAGAGTTTAAACGCAATGTTGTTGCTATCTGGATTCATTACGATCGTAGGTTTGATTACAATCTTGGTGATGAGGTTCGTTGTATTTGGGGATTCTATAATACCAGGACCAGAACCTATCACTCCCCCATCAACTCAGGAAAAGTCGGGAATGCTGTTAATTTAGATCGCACCACACCCTATTCGGCAATGCCAATCAAACAAACTCCATTAGAAGCGGCATATGTATGAACCACAAGTTAATCATTATGTAAAGTGGAAACCACATATTGAGGGATGGGTGTATTTCAAGGATAAGGAGTATATTACGATTGAGATAGGAGTCAAACCAAAAAATGAAGAGAACTATGAGGCATGTTCCATTCATCGTAATGATCGTTTGATGGTTCTGTGTTATCATAATCAATGGAAAGAACTGACCTATGTAAAGTCAAGAGAGTCTGTATATGAAGAAGAGAAAAACACTCTGGAGATGGTGGGCGAAAGCACTTGGGGAGAAGGCAACGAAAAATGACAGAGAAGCAGATCACATTGCTCATATACGGACTGTTATATTCGGTACTTATCTTGTTACTAATCTATTCATTGTCGCAGGCGTCATAAGACATTGGAATGATGATCTAAATAGAGACACAGGATTTGCCTCATACGAATGTCAGCGACAGTCACAAAAGCGGGACCCTATTATACCTCTGGAAGTATCTCCTTTTCATCGTTAAGAACGACCTTCCGTGCCCAACAACCTGATGGAAGTTTCTCTTCTGATACACTGCCAATCAAAGCATCAGAGTTAAGACGAATCACCAGTACATCTGATACCAGTCCGATTGTACCTGATGCGACTGAGAATGCGAATGTAACCACATCTAATAATTGGAAGACTTCACAGTTTCGTAATACCATCAAGTATTATTTCATCACACAGTCTGGTACTGATGATAATACGTCATCACCATCATCACCTGGATTCAACATTGGAACACAGACCTGGAATTCCAATTTAAACAAAAACGTTCGGAAGTATATGTATCTCAACGGTACAATGGGTTCTGCCAATACTTCACAGTATGCTGCCTATCTTCAAGCCGAGACTTATAACTTAGAGGTGAATGTATCAGGTGGAATCTATGGTGCTGGTGGATCCAATGGTACATCAGGTAATATCAGTGGTGGTAATGGTGGACCTGCTTTATATGTACAGTCCACAGGATCTGCGGTAACTGTTAATGTTCAATCCACCTCAAACATTTATGGTGGTGGTGGAGGAGGAGAGAAAGGAAGAACAGGTAATACAGGAGCAACTGGTACTTGTTACAATTATGAAACTTATGACACGGGATTAAACTGTAATGGATGTCCTGGATGTGGTGGAGATGAACGAATTAATTGTTTTGATCAAGGAGGATGTAATTGTGGTAAGGGAGGATGTAGAGATAATAATAAGAGGTCAACCTGTCGTAGAACCATACCTTTCTCTGTACCAGGAGCACCAGGAGGAGAAGGTGGTAATGGTGGATTAGGACAAGGATACAATCAAACCAGAACTGATGGAGCAACAGGAACAGTAGGAACCACAGGTGGATGTCAAACTTATGGTGGAACTGGTGATACTGGAGAAACTGGTGGTAATGGAGGAGACTGGGGTTCATCAGGTGCTAATACCGAAAACACAGGAGCAGGAGGATCAGCAGCAAGAGCAATTACAGGATCTAATTATAGCGTGACAGGAACGATAAATTCTGCTACAATTAAGGGAGCATATCAACCATAATAAATGACTCAAGATTATCCATCATTACCAGAGCAAGGAAAGAACCTTGCTAAGTTTACATTTGAAGTTGTCAAGCAGGCATTCTCATCTAATGCTTTGTTTGTATCCCCAGAGGTTAAACAACAACGATTAGATACCTGTAAACAATGTGAGTATTATGATCCAACACAGGTAAGGTGTAAGCATTGTGGTTGCTTCTTAGATCAAAAAGCAAGTTTCGCATTAGACTCTTGTCCGATTGATAAGTGGACAGTATCTGATAGTGATTGGATCAATGGTGAGTTTGATAAGGTAGTGAATAAGGTACAGAATCCACCGTCTGAGAATGATGGTCCAAGGTTTCCAATGAACCCAGAAGTAGGACAGGTTTATGGTTGGAAAGATCGTAAGTGGCAATGGAATGGAGAGATGTGGGATTTTATAGCAGAAGGTTGAGAATGGTATAATCTGATACAATAAAAGGTTAAATTTAATTAAAAAATATAATAAAAAACATTAATGTATTTTTTATTTAATTCTCAATAAGTTAATAATAATTGAGAATCAATTGAGAATATTGTTGAGAATAGGTAGTCTTATAAGTCTTCTAAATGCTTATAAAAGACCGATCATAAAGCATCATAAAGTCTTCTAAATGCCTCTGAGACTTGTGACCTAAGCGAGCGTATCATAAGACGCGCAGTTTGTCAAGTGCCGCCCCGCCGCCAGGTACGCAAACCCACACAAATCTCGTCTAGACTTATAAGCAAGAATGTTACTATAAGCACACAAATCTAGACGAGAATACATATATACTCTTATGTGAATCTCGTCTAGAAGCCTTCTTGACATCTGGACGAGATATCTGCTATAATCATAAAGCATCATACAGATCTCGACGAGCTATGTACGACGACTACGATCTCGACTACACATACGCAACAGACTATTCATATGATCTAGAGGAGTATTATGCACAAGATCTAGATGAAGATTACGCACGAGATGGGCAAGATTATGAATCACTTGCGTATCGTCACTATGCATGATATAGTATAGTAAACATCGCACGAGAATCACATGTCTGCCACACACGCAAAGCGCATGGTACGTGTTACATTAGATCTCATGTGTTATGATGATCTAGAACTAGATGATGTTCCCTGGAGAGAACTGCTACACCTAGAAGATGATGAAGATGTACACATTAGCATCAAAGACTACAGCGATGTCTTCTAGTGTGACAGTCTGACAATTGGATCTATTCTCAACTACAAGATCTTATTGATTCTCAATAATATTATGCTTATTGAGAATGCCAGCTGATCACGTGCCAATTGAGAGAGTGGCACAAGGGGGGTTGTGTTCTGCCACGTGGTGGGATATCGTACCTTCGTTGTCGCAATTGATTCAAATGTGTGGTCCCGTTTTTGAATATTCCCGTGAAGATTTCCTGAATGATGCTTCCCCCGAAGAATGGGATGAATGGGAACAGAAAGCAGCAGAACTTGAGTTGCCTTTAGATTACTATCTTGCGGAGTTTGTATAAGAATTCTTGTGCCAGTTGCGAAAGTGTCACACGGGGGGTTGTGGTGACCCCCCATCCCGTGTATTGTACTCTTGTCGTTCGGAATTGAACCATGTTTGATGAACTCTGGTCTGAGATTCAAGATGCTCCTGGTGAGATTTTTGACATGGACATTCCTGAATTGAAAGATGAAAAGTTTGATGTCAATGAGTACCTGAACGCAAACTACGATTACTGATGAACTATCTCACTCCCGACGATCTTAACAATCTCATTCGTTTGGTTGAAGATAACAACCAGTACAATGATGATGAGGATAAAGAGTTTTGGAATGACATTCTCATTCGTCTGAATCAAACTTCCCGTCACTGTCTTGATGAGTTCTGAAATGACCCTTACTTCCCAACAACTTGACCAACTGATTGACAACTACGCCGAGCGTATTGTTGATGAGATGGACACCAAATGTTTGATTCAATTTGCGTATGATACCATTGTGGAAAATCTATCTCACTTGAATGAGGAAGATGTTCTCAATGAGATCGCCAATGTGTACGATGAAGATGTGATTCAAGAACTGGTGGAGAGTGTGACGGTTGAGTAAGTGGCACAAGGGGGGTTGCGATGCCCCCCAATCCATGTAATACTAACAGTATGAAAAACACCCACCTTGAGCACCCCGAAGATTCTATCCTGACGGGTGACCTTACTGTTCTGGATTGGTTTACTGCCCGTGGCAATCTGAGTGTAAAGATTGATGGTGCACCTGCTATTGTTTGGGGTATCAATCCTGCCAACGGTGAATTCTTCGTTGGCACCAAAGCAGTCTTTAACAAAGTAAAGATTCGGATCGCACATTCGCATGATGAGATCAATCAATTCTATCAAGGCGAAGTTGCAAACATTCTTCACGCTTGTTTTGATTGGTTGCCTCATTCAGACGGTATCTTTCAAGGTGATTTTATTGGTTTCGGTGGTGACACTGAGTATACTCCTAACACGATCACTTATCAGTTCCCTGAGGTAGTTTATGAGAAGATCATTGTTGCTCCTCATACTTACTACATTGCCGACAAAGATCTTCGTGATGCTGTAGCGTATCCGATGAAGTTTATCATCACCGATACTCCCTATGTGAAATTTGTGAAACCTGAAGCATACATTCAGCATGGGCAAGAATCGTTTGCTGATGTAGAAGAGATCTGTGACTTTGCCCGTCAAATGTCTACTGCCTGTGAGTTCGTAACTGATAAGGAAGCGGCAAAGATCAAACAACAGATCAATGCCTGCATTCGTGCTGGTGAAGAAGTCAACCCTGAGAACTTTGATTGTGATGCTAACCTGCTGCGTTTGTGGGCATTGGTGAAGTCGATCAAAGATGATTGTTTGTTCCTCTGCCGCAATCAAGGTCCTGCAGCATACCTGTACGGCAACAGAATTGATGCTGAGGGTTATGTTCTCTCCAATGAGTTTGGTACATTCAAGTTGGTGAATCGTGAGGTCTTTTCTAATGCTAACTTCAACAACCAACGCTTTCAGTGTGCCAGTTGAGAAGGTGGCACACACCCTGTTGATTTGACCCGCAGGGGGTGCCATACTATGTTCATCGGGGGGAGGAAACGAACCCCACACACTTACAACGG